TAGTAAAATATACTCGGCAGGGCAAGTGGTTCGAGGAAGTGATGGTGTTTATTATGAAAGCCTTTTAAACGGTAACCAAGGTAATGACCCAACAGCATCAGGCAGTGGAACATACTGGAGTTTGCTATACAGTATTGCTTGGTCAGCAGGCCAAACTTACCAAACAGGTTTCATGGTAACGGGTTCAGATGAAGTTTTATACCAATCATTAACTAACAATAATATTAACCACAACCCTGTTTCTTCGCCAGCTTACTGGGCTAATCCAGCAACAGTAGCTTGGCAAGCATCTATTACATACGGCTTAGATGCTAACGTCACAGGTTCAGATGGTATTATTTATACTTCTACTGGCGCGGGCAATATTAATAAGAACCCTATCTCCAACCCATCTAATTGGATCAGAATTAACATAAGCTGGAAAGCTACAGTTACCTACCCTATTAATTCCAATGTTATTGGATCTAACGGCGTGTTTTATCAATCGCTAGTAGCTAATAATATTAACTTTGAACCATCTGCTAATTCTACAAAATGGGTTGCAGGAACAGCAGCAGCAGCCGCTTCAGCAGCAGCCGCTCTAGTTAGTGCAAATGCAGCAGCCGCAAGCGCAGTTACAGCTACAGCAATGTCAGGAACCAGTACCACTAGCCTAGCTATAGGCACTGGCTCTAAAACGCTTACCACTCAATCTGGCAAGACGTTTACAGTTGGACGGTTTATTCAAATTGGCGTAACAAATTCTGGCGCTAATTTTATGAATGGACAAATAACGTCTTATTCCGGCACTACATTGGTGGTCAATGTAACATCAATAGGTGGAAGCGGAACGCACAATACATGGACTTTAGATCTGTCTGGTTCCAAAGGTGCTACTGGTAATACGGGTGGTGGACTTGCTGCTGTAGTAGATGATACTAGCCCACAATTAGGCGGTAACTTGGCGCTGGGATCGTTTGATATACCTGTATCACCAACACAACAAACCGCTTTAAATTTAAAATTCCCTGCACCTGTTCTTACAGGAACATCACTAACTGCTGTGAAAGGAAATTATTACATAGCAACTGCTGGTGGCATAACTATTACATTACCATCAAGCCCAAGTGCGGGTGATTATCTTGCTATTAAAGATGGCACTGGGGCAGCGGCTACTACTACGTTTACTGTGGCTCGTAATGGTTCTAAGATTGCAAGCTCTGCAACTGACTTAGTGTTTGATAAAAACTTTGCAGACATTGTTATGACTTATGTGAATAGCACTATCGGCTGGAGCGTATAGCTTGAGCAATCTTAGCGAACTACTTCCTTCTGGCGGCGCTCAGAATGTTGTTGATTTTGTAGCCAGTGGTACTCTGCCTAATGGAAAGCCCGTCATATTAAACTCTAACGGAACTATTACGGCTGTTGCTGAAAGTTCAGTTAACCTTCCACAAGCAATACCCGCAGGTAGTTCTTCGGTCTTTGCAAGCGGAGCCGTGACTTATATAAGAATGGCTTTCGATCCAAATAATGCTAATAAATTTGTTGTTGCCTACGAGGATTCTGCAAACTCATATTACGGAACAGCAGTGGTAGGTACCGTGTCAGGCACATCCATATCTTTTGGATCTACTGTAGTTTTTAATGCCTCTAATTCTATTGATGAATCAATAGGTTTTGATCCAAATAATGCTAATACATTTGTTATTTCTTATCGAGATTATGGAGATTCTAGCAAAGGAAAAGCTATAGTAGGTACTGTAAGTGGCACTAGTATTAGCTTTGGTACTGCCGTAGTGTATTCAAGCACGCCTGCCCATTATGGTGCAATGGCTTTTGACCCAAACAATGCTAATAAATTTGTTATTTCTTATCGAAATGTTAACAATTCTAATTATGGAACATCTTTAGTAGGAACAGTTTCAGGCACATCTATTTCTTTTGGATCTACTGCGGTTTTTAATAGCGGTACTACCGCTGATTCATCAATAGCTTTTGACCCAAATGTTTCAGGTAAATTTGTTATTGCTTATGGAGATCAAGGAAATTCTAATTATGGAACAGCTATAGTAGGCACTGTAAGTGGTACTAGTATTAGCTATGGTTCTGAGTCTATTTTTGAAAGCGCTGCTAGCCTTAGTGTAGCAATAGCTTTCGATCCAAACAATGCTAATAAATTCGTGGTCACTTATTCAGATGGTGGCGATTCAAACAAAGGACAAGCTGTAGTAGGAACGGTTTCAGGAACATCCATTTCTTTTGGATCTATTGTAGTTTTTAATAACGCTACTACCTTTCAAATATCAATGGCTTTTGACCCAAACAATGCTAATAAATTTGTTGTTGCTTATATTAATGAAGCCAATTCTTATTACGGAACAGCTATAGTAGGGACAGTTTCAGGAACATCTATTTCTTTTGGAACTGCTTCGGTCTTTGTCAGCGCTTCTGTCGCTTATACATCCACAGCTTTTGATCCAAATGTTTCAGGTAAATTTGTTATTTCTTATAGAGATCAAGGAAATTCTAATTATGGAACAGCTATAGTAGGTCAAATAGCAGCAACAGTAACAGCCACCAACCTAACTTCTACTAATCTAATAGGTATCTCAGCCGAAGCTATTGCTTCTGGAGCTACTGGTGAAGTCAATGTATTAGGAGGTCTGAACGAAGGCCAATCTAGCCTGACACCTGCATCTATTTATTATGTGCAGGGTAATGGCAGCATATCCACAGTTGCTACTGCCCCTGCACAAAAAATTGGTAAAGCCATGTCGGCCACCACGCTTAATATAAAGGACTTATAAATGTCTAATCTATCTGAATTGCTACCTTCTGGTGGTGGATCAAAGACAGCAGAATTTGTTGCCAGTGGTACGTTACCCAACGGACAGTCTGTTATCTTAAACGCAAATGGGACTATAACTGCTGTTGCTGGCACATCAACTAGCTTTCCACAGGCAATACCTAAAGGAAGTCAAACAAAGTTTGTAGATGGTGAAAATACCAAGGCAGGGGCGTATTTCGACCCGAACGTAGAAGGTAGATTATTAATTACATATAACGCTACTAGTAACGACAGTTATTATCTATCTGCCGTTATTGGCACTGTGTCGGGCAGCTCTATAAGTTTCGGAACGCCTACTCAAATTACCGAGGCTTTTAGTAATCAAGACGTTAGTTTTGACCCAAATACCTCCGGCCAATTCATCATTAGCTATACGATTAGTGCTTCTCCATATGGTGCTAAGGTGCGAGTCGGGACAATTAGCGGAACAAGTATCTCTTTTGGCGCAGCAACCACAGCAACCACGTTTGAGACCACGGCCCTCAGTGTCTCTTGCGATCCCAACACGGCTAATAAATTTATACTAGCCGTATCGTCTACCTCCGTAGGGACAGCAATGATTGGGACTGTATCTGGCACTTCTATCAGTCTCGCATCATCTGCGAACTTTAATGGTCATACTACGACACCTGTTGTTAGGTATAATCCCGCCACCGCAAACCAAGTAATTTTATCCTACGTAGATAACGCAAATTCCCAATACGGTACTTCCGTCATTGGTACTGTGTCGGGAAATTCGATCAGCTATGCCACGGAGTATGTGTATAGCTCCTCATCCGCGCTGGGTACTCTCATGGATGCCAGCAAAACTGGGATATTTGTAGTGGCGTTCGGTGACTCGGGCAAAAGCATTATCGGCACAATATCAGGAACGGCTATTAGCTATGGGAGCGTGGCAAACTTTATAAGTGCATCTACTCAAGGCATACAAGTGGCTTTTGATCCTGTCACCACAAATCGTTTTGTAGTGATTTATCAAGATTCTCAAAACTCAAATTACGGCACAGCTAGGGTGGGTACTGTAAGCGGAACTACAATTAGCTACGCAACAAAAGCTGCCTTTGTCAGTGGCGTAACAGGCAGTCTTGTTGGATTGAGTTTCGATCCCAACGCCTCAGGAATGTTTGCAGTTGCATATTCTGACAACCCCAATCCAAGAGATGGAAAGGCCGTTATCTCACAGCTTGCAGCAACAGTAACAGGCACTAATCTTACTGCCACCAATTTCATTGGAATGCCCGATAAAGCCTATGCAAGCGGAGCTACAGCCACTGTTGCACTAGAGGGCGGCGTATCAACCAATCAAACCAGTTTAACTATAGGCAGTACTTATTATGTGCAGCCAACAGGCAGTTTAGCAACGAGTGCTGGCACACCATCTGTAGAAGCTGGAAAAGCAATATCCGCGACATCATTATTACTTAAAGGAATTTAACCATGAAAACCATTACATTTAACGACAGCAGTATTTCAGCGTATATCTTTGACGATGAAGCAGCAATCGAAGTAACAGGCACTAACATTGTCTGTCCTGACTTTGTGATAGGAGATTTAAATTCAACTAACTCTACTCTTTACACCGGCGTAACACCACCAGCTGACTGGGTGGGTGGGCGATATACTTTTTCTGATGGTGCATGGACAGAAGTGGAAGGCTGGGTAGATCCTACAGTAGCTGAGATCGCTAGGCTGCAAGCTCAGATTGATGCGTTAAATGCCTAAACTGTTTAAACCGGAGGGCTACAAGACTCTCTCTGCCTCTGAAAAGTCTCGGCTATGCAATGGTTGCGGGTCAAAAGGATTGGGAGGTTGGCTAGTCCCTGATTCAGTGTGGGGGCTAAATATAACCGAGTGCTGCAATATCCATGACTATATGTATAGCCAAGGGGTAACGCTGGCAGATAAGGAATATGCTGATCGTATATTCTTGAACAATCTAGTTAGGAAGATAGATTCTGGAAGCAAGCTGTTTCGGTGGTTAAGAAGGCGAAGGGCGCTGAAAATGTATTGGGCGGTAGACACTTTCGGCGCTTCTTGTTTCTGGGACAAAGAATGAGTTTAATTTCTTCTGTCAAATTCCATGAGGGTTTAGAATTAAAGCCCTACAAATGCTCTGCTGGCGTACAAACCATCGGGTATGGCAGAAGTTTAGAGCGAGGCATCACTAAGGAAGAAGCTGAGATTTTGTTGCTGAATGATCTAAAAATGTCAGAACACGAAGCAAAACGATTTAACTTTTACCATGGTTTAACGGGTAACAGAAAAGATGTAGTTGTGGAGATGATATTCAATCTTGGCCTCTCTAGGTTCATGCTGTTCACCAAAACTATAATTGCTATAGAAAACAAAGACTTTGCAGCAGCAGCAGATGAAATGTTAGATTCAAGATGGGCGGAACAAGTTGGAGAAAGAGCGGTAACGCTTTCAAATAAAATGCGAGGCTAAAAACTATGCGAGTCTTTGGTAATATTTTACCGTATGTAGGTTTTAAAACAGTTGTTCATTATGATAATGTATTTTTACCGACACTTAAAATCAGGCTTAAACTATTTGTTTTTGAATGGTTTTCACGCGGCCTAGCTATTTTGTATAGCACTGAGACAACGCCTATGTTTGAAAAGTCAAAATAAAGATCTCTGGTCTTTCTTTAGGTTCCAGTGATAATACTTGTGACATTTATTGCACATCTTTTTATTCATGCTAATAAACCTGACCAGTACATCGTTGCAGCAGGGTGATAACTTAACATCCATGACTGCTTAACTCTTCTTCCAACTGTTTAATTAAAGTTATCTCATGCAGTCTCTGCGCACTCAGTCCTGTATTTGAATTAATTTCTAATTCAAGCACTAGGTTATCCACTTTTTTACTAAGCTGGTAGATCTGTTCTTCTAATTGTGAAACTTTTGCTTGCTCTTTTAAAGTCATCATTACTCTACATCGTCCTTTAATATTAAAAAATATATTAACCCACAGACCAAAACTACTTGTAACCCTATGTTGTCATATTCCATCTTCTTACCCTCTAATCAATTTTAATGTCAGGCTCATTAACAATCTTATCTAACTCATAAATTAGCGTGGAATGTTTACCGCCTTGCTTTTTAAATGTAATCATTTCCATTACAGAGTTTGAGCCGTAGCCTTGCCCTGCATGCCAACTATCAGGTGGGGTTAAAGCGCCAAATTTTTGTACAATACAACCGTCTAACTCTAATGTATTTTGATGGTGAAAATGGCCTAATGCCCACATTCTATGAGTACATTCTCCCCACGCGGTTGCCATATCACGAGCCATGACAGACACCAATTTTGCAGGTTTAATCTTGTCACCATGATTAACACCTATCAGCCACTTCCCCCATTGTAAATAGTGGAAAAAACCTTCTGTTGGTAGCACCTCTACCCTTGGCTCATTCTTATAATAAAACTCTAGTATCAACTGAACAGCTTGTGCCGCATCTGGGTTATGATTGCCTCGTGCCACGACCACAATAACCTTGCTAAACTTTTCTAACATACGACCAATGGCATAACACATGATGTCGGCTGATGTTCTTAAGGTCTTACCTTGTCTTGTGTCTACATCTACTTGAGTTCCAGAGTACGTAGCACCATGTGAATCATTGGCATGTTGAAAATCACCAACATCAACCAGCAACCCTATGTCTGAGTTAGGCGCTCTGGAAACTAAATTATCTACTGCTCCACGTAACAACGATTCTGCTATTTTGGTATCAAAGTCCATGCCCCGCGTATCTTGTGACCATGCCTTCATACCGACATGAGCATCACCAATAAATATTGCTGACATTAATTCATCGTCTAACTTGTAGTTGTTTTCTATTGGTGCGGGTTCTGCTGGATCGAAAGTGCAAAGGGACTCAACATACTCGTGCAGCAATTCGTTTTGATTCTGTTTCTCAATGTCAGTTTTTACCCATTGAATTTTTACATTGCCAGCATCGTCATATAAAATTGACTTGCCTTTTATCAGATATGATTCATCAACAGATTCGGTAGAGCCATCACCATGAGTGATTGTTTTTTGGCTGGCTCGTTCTCTAAGCATCTTGAGAACCCTTCTTCCATGAGCGCCATCAATACCACTATCACGCCACGCTTGGTTCTTCTTTCCGCCTGACTTTTTCAACGCATCTAAAATATCTTGATGCCTAACAGTGGTACAAAATTCTCTTAGATACTCGTGTTCATCACTCATTATCCTTTCTCCGCATTAAAGTGAAATCGCCTTTGGTCATACGGTTATATATTTCATCATCTTTTAAACCCATTTTTCTGTAAGATTCTATCCGTTGGTTTAGCTCTTGGTCTTTATCGTACTTAGGCATTGCAGCGTTCCAGTTGCTATAACCTTGTTTTACTTTTCGTTTTTCTACTACTGGATCATCTAACGAGATCCCGTCTTTAAATCTTTGTCGAACACGATAGACAGGCATGTTATAAATCAAAGCCCATTGTTCAATAGTCTTTTCTTTTCCGTTGTGCTTGTACCTTAGCGAAGCCCTTGTCCTTGAACCCGTCTTGTATAGCAGATCAATAATAGGCATGTTAGGATGCCTTTTTATTCTGCTACGCAAAGCATCAATAGATATATTAAATTTTACCGCTACTTCCATGACGGTCATTGCTACACCATCAACATTATAAGTCTTAGCGTAGCTACTCGTCATTAGCAGCGCCTCCAGATATTTTTCCATAAGATTCACCAGTGTTGCCGTTCTGCCCTATAACGTCCATTCGGCCTGTATTTTCAGGCCACGCTTTAGCGTTGAATTCTTTTATAAAGAAATCGGTATCACTAAGGATATCGTTAGTTGTAGACCATGCGCTGTATGTGCCGACCATGTTATTAGTATTAAGTCCATCATAAGAGCCTTTGTCTGCTACTGCTTGAAATCCTTCCCCATCCCAATACACCAATACATCACTATGGATTAAAACCGCATTAATATCAACGCCAAGGTTATACTTGCTGTAGCTTTTATCCATTTTCTAAGTCTCCAACCATTTTTTCTAAGTAGTGTATCGCCTTTAAGAGATCTTGCTTTCTATCTCCTTTCTCGCGCAACAAATACTTTAAAGCGTTACCTTCATAGAAGTCCAAGTCATAAGCATCTATAATTTGCCAAGGCTGTATAGCGGTAGCAATGTAATGGTCACCACCAACTTGCTTGTCTAACGCTTCATTAGGTTTCATTGCTCACCTTTTTTGTAAACGTCTGGTCGGATATCGTATAAGTGCAAGCCTAATAACTCAGCAGCCTTTGCTGCCATGCTTGGCTCACCTGTAACGCCTAACTGCCTCACACCTATACATACTGAGTCTACAAAGATTTTAGAGCAGCCCATATCCTCTACAAATTTTTTCCGTTTATATTCTGAAATGGCTTGGATAAGTATATCGTTCTTCATTGGTACGTCCTGTAAAGTTAAAAAAATGGTTGCGTTGACTAAGTTTCGGCTGAAATGACACATCACGATAGACACCGACCTAATCTTGTGTAGCGACTTGCAACCCTTCACCGCGTAAGGAGCCTATCGCCTTACAAAAATTATTCATAGGTATCCATGACATCATCGGTAACATTGTTAATTCCGCAATGTAAAGATACTTGTATCTTTCTAGCTATTGCCAAAGTTTTTTCTGTATCTGCTGAGTTGATTAAATCGTTTAAGTGATCTTCTAAATTAGGTGATTGCTCAACCGTGTCAGTAAAAGTCCACCATGACTGATTCCTATCTTCTACATCAACTCTTGATGCAAGCATATTACGTATAGTTTCTCTAGTTATAGTTGCAACACTCATTAAAAACTCTCCTCTAAATCTTTCATCATAGCTTCGTACATAAACTCTTCAAGGTCGCTTATCATATCTGGTAAGGCATCTGACCATTGACCAAATTTATCCATAACAGTAACGTTATAAAATGTATAAGAAGACTCTTCTGCTTCATAACAATCTTCTGGCAAACCTGAAATAAAACCATCGGTTTCGTGTTCGTAATCATAATCAAAATTCATCTTGACCGGAGGCCAAGTTTCGCCTGCTACTTCATCACAATCTGTAATGTCTATGTCTAAATTCATTGATGTGGTCACTGTTATTCTCCTTGGTTGTTTATAGACAGTATATACTAGTTGTATAAAAATGCAATACGTATGACATTTATTTATTTCTTAATTCAATTAAACCCTTAGCTCTTGCTCTGATTAGGTCTTGCAAGTTACTTGGCATTTTTGTCATAGCTTCTTTTCTATCTTTAGCGTTTAGCACTGCATTAGCGGCGTGGTATATATGAAAGTCCAAGTAGGACAACTCATCCCTTGTTAGCTCATCAGGATGCAAATCATTATTTAAGCACCGCTGGATCCTATGCCGTATTTTTTCTGCCACAATATCATTGCCTCCCATGCTGCTTCATGGCCTAACGCCACACAAATAAATGCGCCTTGTGCTTTACAGGCTCTTAGATACTCAATCTGATTAGGCTGCCAATGCGCTTTAGTGTGGTCTTGTCTTTTTAATTCGCAAACAAAAGAAGGTGATGCGGGAATAATAATGTCACTTGCACCTGACACCATGCCTTCTGCCTTTTCTTTCATAACTTGTGCGGCGTGTTTTTTACCTTCATTGCGAGAATGAATGGCTATAGCACCTAATGTATCTGGATATAATCTTCTAAGCCTATTAAAAAAAGTCACTTGTTCTAGTGATTCCATAGGGCATTTACCTCTAAAGGCAATATCTCCATACACGGGTATATCATCAGGAAATTTCATGGTGCGGCATCCTCCGGTTGATTGTAATTTAATACTTCATAAAATTTACTATTATATTTCTTTCTATAAGTAATAGTGGTTGGCACAATAGAAAAACCATTCGTCATTCGGTTTACAAGAAGAAAAGCATTGCCACTTCTTGTGTCCCGCGCATGAGGCATAAACCAAACTCTAAAACCTTTTGGCTTGTAAGTTGTTTTAATATCTACTGTTATACAATTCGCACCTTGTCTTGTTATCGCTCTGCGTGCTGTCCAGCTAGTCACTGCATCACATTGAACTTTTGTTGGGTCTTTCTTCATAGCTGCAAAGTCAGCCTTTAACTTGTCGTTAGGGTTAACCATTTCTTTTTTACATTCAAAACAATACCTTGCCGCGATATCATTTTTGGCATTACAGTTTTCACAATTCTTTAATGTCCATCGGTACTCGCACCTCTCATAATGACCGGCTACTAAGGAGTAATTGGTACATCTTCTCCCATGGTGACTAGGCATAAAACCGTGTTCTGTTTTTACCTTCTCGCCATCTAAGTCTGTGAAATATCCATCGGGGCTATAGCCGTAGCCTTCATCATTTTTACGTCCTGACACTTCGCTTTGCTCATTGCAATCTGGACATTCAACCCATATCTTTTCTGTTTTGGCGCTGCTGTAGCTTTCAATTTCAGGATTAAA